CAGCTTTGGCTAAAGCAGATTTATTATCATTATTTGAAACTTTTGGTACTGCAAATATACCTGAAGATGGTGGTAGATATTTAGCTATGCACCCAAAGGGATATGCTGATTTATTTTTAATTACTGAGTTTGCATCATCTGACTTTGTGGGTGAGCAGAACTTACCTTTTGCAGGTGGCATGACAATGAAAGAGTTCTTAGGTTTTAAGATCTTTTCTACTGCGGCTATCACAGCAGGTAAGAATATGGCATATCATACTACTGCTGTTGGTTTAGGTATTGGTGCTGATGTAAGCACAGAGTTAAACTATGTTGCAGAAAAAGTATCTCATTTAGCAACTTCAATGATGTCAATGGGTGCTGTTGTTATTGATGACAATGGTGTCTATGAAGTCCTTGATAATAATTCATAGGAGGTGTAAATGGCTTTAGATATGAGTAAGTTAACCAGACTAGCAGGTGGAAGTGGTGTGAATCTTTGGTACTATAAATCAAATGATTCATTAGCTGATGTTAATTCAGCAAATTATTTTTCTACTGCTGATGCTACTGGTGGTGAATTAAATGGAACTTCAGCATTAGGAATGATGAATGCAGGTGATATTGTTATTATGGTTGATGATAATTCAACACATAGAGATGCATCTATTACAGTTGTAAAATCAGTATCAGCAACAGCTATCGATCTTGGTGATGGAACAACTATCAGTAATGCTGATGGTGACTAATTAGGAGTAGGGGGAGAAATCCCCCTATCTTTATATGACAAGTACAAGAGCAAATTCAGCAATAGATATAGCATCAAGAGCCTTAGTTTTAATTGGTGCAGAGCCTATTACTTCATTTGATGATTCTAGTACTGAGGGTTTAGTGGCAACTAATATGTATGAAGATACAGTTAGAGCCATGCTGTCTACAGCAAGATGGCGATTTGCTACAGAACAATCTACTCTTGCACAATTATCTGATGCACCTACTGGTAGATTTGATATAGCACATCAGTTACCAAGTGATTTATTAGTATTACATGGTATTACAGTAAATGATAATTTAATAGACTTTACTGTATATGGTGACAAGGTTTTTAGCAACTCAACAAGTTCTGATACTTTAATAGCAGACTTTACTTTTAGAGCAGATGAAATTAATTTTCCATCATATTTTTCTTTAGCATTACAATATTCTTTAGCATCTATCTTTGCCACATCTATAGCAAGAGATGATGGACTTATGCAAATTATGGAAACAAAAGCTAATCTGCTTATGGCAAAAGCAAGAAATATAGATGCACAACAACAAACAACAAGAAGATTAGCAACATCAAGATTTATTACAAATAGGAGAAGTTAAATGGCTAGAGTAAGAGTGCCATTAAATAACTTTCAGTTTGGAGAGATAAGTCCTGCTTTAACATCAAGAACAGATACAAAAGTATATACAAATGCAGGTGAGCAAGTAAGAAACTTTTTTATTAGATCTGA